TGAACGCCACCAGCGAAATTTAATACCATTGCATTTGCACCAGTGGATAATGTTGGCGTGGAATTAGAATCACTAAATACAAAAGCTCCTCCATGCCCCTCTTGGACTTTAGAGTAAGAACCAGCAGCCGCGCTTTGACTAGCAAGAATTTCATTATTAATACCACCAAAGACCACAGAAGATGTACCAGAAACGATATTACCATTTCCTCCACCAATTACAGAATTACTACTTGAAATTGTATTTGAAGCCCCTGCTCCAATAAATGAATATTGACAGTTAAGTATTTTGTTATCTACTCCTCCAACTAAAGAGTTAGAGAAGTGAGAACCTGCAATAGTCCCTGAAATTCTATTATTAGAACCTCCCCCGAGAAAATGGTTTTGTCCTGTAAAGATATAGTTGGAATTACCACCTAATATGACTGACTGGTCAGCTCCACTTACATCATTATTTTTTCCTCCAACACTTGAAGAATATTGACTATGTGCGATGTCAACTTGCGAACCACCTCCAATAAAGTTGAAGTCACCTCCTGATATATTATTAAGCGTTCCTCCAGCAATGGTATCGTAATCTCCGCTGATGTGATGACCTGATCCACCCAAGATCGCTGATCCTGTGGAAAAAATCGAGGCTCCTATCCCCGCTATTATACATTTTTGTTCAGATTTAATTGAGTATCCATCGCTTGTAGCTATTTTTACTTCAGCAGAATTACCTATTACTTCTAATTTACTAGTTGAAATGCTTGTTGTCCCTATTCCTACGCTTTGGGTTGTAGTATTACCTCTGTTAGTTACAGTTTGTAAAGTATCTGATTCGGTTCCTGCGGCATCTCCTGAAAGTAAATAAGGTATACCTGTAGGACCAGTTAATCTACCCGCTTCTCCCGTTCCTAATGCGTTACCACTGACATTTAGATTGCCTTCACCAAGGCCATCTCCTTCTTCTCCTGCTTTGATTGTAAAATCTCCTACAAGAGTTTGCTCTCCTTGATTATGAAGATTTAAATTTGGTCCTTCTACTTCTGGCTCAAGAGTGAATGGTCCTACAGCAAATAATTCCTCTTCAAATGCTACTTCGGTATCGGCAGCTAATTTAAAAAATAGACCTGTCGCCTCTGGAATTCCATCATTGGCTGTTAGTCTAATTCTTTGCCCCTCTTGCACAGAATTAAGGGGGAAGTTTCCTACTAAAGAACCTCTATTTGTTATGAAGTTTTCACCAGTTCCATAAAATAAAAGAAGATTTCCTAAACTTGTAAAGTTCGGTGATTCGTTGAACCCTAAATCAAACTCAATAAACCCAGTGACACCTGAATCATTTATGGGTTGATTGTTAAAATATTTGATAGCATTATTTCTATCAAATGAGTTTCCTATGCTACCAGTGTCTGGTGGGCTATTATTTGTATAGCTTTCATTTAAAACTGTTTGCCCTGAAGACCTAACAAATACTTTATTGAAAGTGGCCGTGTTCGCATATAAGTAAAACTCACTAGTGTGGACTCCTCCATCTTGGTTTACTACCTGATTTCTAATTCCGAAATTTCTAGTGAAAGACCCGAAGACATCTATGTTTTGCGAACTAGAAAAACTAAAAGTAGAGTCTCCACCAATTCTATAATCAGGAAAAACTACACCTCCATCTGTATTCAAAATACTTATTTTTTGTCCACTGACAAATGGGTCGGCAGCTATTTGTGCTGCTGAAGCTAATTGCTCTCCATTTCTATTTAAAATATTAAACTGTAAAGTTACGTCACCTCCTTCTGTGTAAACTCCACTTCCAGTTGTAATTTTTGACAAGTCTGAAGAGTCAGCGGTAAAAGATGTTTGGAACTCATGGATATTGTTGGTTGTGAAAGATCCTTCATAATATCCAGATGTAGAGATATCGCCAGCGGTCGTTCCAATGCCTATTTTCGTTGGTGATGAATTAGTTCCTCCAATATACGCAGCATAAAAAGCACCTTGATATTCTTGACCTTTTTTTGTATGGTATAAACTTGAAGATCCGACAGTAAAGTAAGGTCCATCTTCCGACCTTAAATCTCCAATAGGGGTTGTCCCACCAATAACAGTGGCTACCCCAGTATAAAGATCCGAATAAGTAGCCCCGATAGATACAGGCAAAGAACTAGACCCTTCTAAAATTGCACTTACAAACCTAACATCTCTCCATTGTTCAGCAGTTGCAGTAGTATGTAAGTATCCCCCTGCACCAGTAGCTCCAGTAGCGAAATCTCTAGCTTCTTTTGCGTATGCAAAAGCTGCCCCAGTCTTGGGTATTTTTAATACTGTGTAGCCTGTTTGGTTCATTATAGGATTGTTATTCTATCTAAAAATGATTTAGAAAAGGTTAGAGATTCTTCGTAAAGGACAAATATACCTGATGATACGTAGTCAGAATCAAAATATGCGTCACCACCACCACCGCCTTTATTCCCTAACGCATTCACCTTGAAATTATATACACCTACCTGATTAAGACTTGAAAATTCTCCTCCAGTAGTTGTTATAAATTCACTTGCAGATTGCCCATTAGGTAAATCTAAAACCATATTGTATCCTGTTGCATCGCTAACTCCAGTCCACATACCTGTAATAGTGAAGGTTCCATCTGAAGCGTTAGGGACTCCTGTTGTAACATTGTCAAGAGCGGGAGCATCTAATGTTTTATATGTGACTCCATTAATTGTTTGAGCTACTTGATAACTAAAAGTATTAGCTTTGTCTTCGATACTTATATTTTTATCAATTAAATTAAACTTACCTGTATCGTATTTTGTAGCAGTAACTAAGTATTCATTAGTAGCTTCCTCTTGCATAGAAATCACTTTATAGAAAAATGGGCTAGCTTGTGGTCTCTCAAATTTCGCAGGGCTACCCAATTTAACAAAAGGTAATACGCTTGGGTCACTGAAACCAGAAACTATCGATCCATAATCTTGGTCTATAACAGATCCTGTAACACTTAAAATAGATATCTGATCTGGAGTTGCTACAGAAAGTTCAGATTCAGTTATGCCCCTTGTCGGAACTTCGAAATTAGTTATGCCGCCGAAAAGAGTAGGCGCTGGTGATGCTTTTCTTGTTTTATTTGGCACATCGTAAACAGCTATCTTACCAGTATTAAAATCAGCTAATGTTTGAGCGCCAGTCCATTCAGATATTAAATCACCAGAACTTAAATCAATAGCTCTTACGTTACCTTCTCCTGTGCCTGAAGCGAATATCCAACCAGTGACACTAGTTTCGAAGTAAAGCATCGCACCGCTTTCGGGTAGACCTGTATAAGCTGCGTATTGCTGGAATCTAGGGTCGCTTAATCCAGTGGCCCCACTATATCCTTGGGTGTAGCCTGAAAAAGAATATTCCCCTGTGTATCTAACCCAACTATTAGTGGTTTCACCTGTTACTGTAAAACTATCAAACCTTTGCCTTCTAGAATTAGCTATTTCTTCTAATTCTTCGTAAGAATCAGAACCAGTGGGATTATAAACACTCAAGACTCCATTCATTGATGAAGAGTTAAATTTATTTGTTAATCTAATAGTTTCTGCCTCTAAATCTACAGCTAATACCTTCCCGAAATTTGCTACATTAGTTTTTAGTTCATCTTCAATTATAACAAGATCTCCAGGCTTACATAATAAACTTTCTAGTCCTGCGGTAAAGGCAACTTGTTGGTTCTCTTTTATCTTGGAAAATATTTGGTGTTGTGCAGTTCTACGAGCCATTGCTCTAGATGTGATACCAATACCTTCTATTTTTTTCTTAAAAATACCACGCTCTCTGATATCTTCTTCGTCTTCTACCACCTCTATCTTAGGCGAAAAATTATCGAATCGATCTCTATATCCTACTTCTATGCAATTAAACTGCTCATCCCTTCTGTTGTTTGAGTAAAAGAAAAGTCCATCTTTAACACTTTCGTTTGTGAATAAGTTGACTGCTCCTCTTGGTCTATCGTCTATAAAATTAATTTCTGAATTACTAAAGAATGTTCTACCTCTGAATAAAGATGCAATGGTGTTTATCGCGTCAAAAATCTTTTGTCCTTTATCGAATACAATATTGCAAGAATATCTAGGCTCTTTGCCTCCTCTTCCATCAGTTACTCCTTCGAAATATCCTTGCTCGTCTACGGCATCACAGAATCTTCCTATTTTATATAGCTGCCACTTATTAATAGTGTCGCTATCTATATGAGAACCCATTCCGTATCTATAGCTTGTAAGTAAATCATACAAAATCCAAGCTGGGTTATCTGTCCATATCAATTCATCTCTAAAAGATCCATCCCAATCTCCTCTGTAAATTAGCTTATCTCGTTTCGTCGCATTATCGAAAAGTTCTTGATTATTATAATACCTTTTATCTTTGCCTTTTTTTGTGGGGAAGTAATTACTCGGGACTTTGACTTTTTTTAATTTACAATCAAAACTCCTTTTTGGGATACTACCAAATGATCTTGAATCTAATTTAGTTCCTACTATAGCGGAATAAGGATAAGGAAGATCGACCTTAATTATTTCTGTCACTTTTCTTACATTGACTACTTTACTTAACAAAGTGGAGTTTGTTTCGTAAGAAAGTTTAGTGATTTTTACATATCTTTTTTCGTTGGTATTTTGTTCTAAAGCCCCAGCTTCTATACCTACTTCACCATCAGCGCTTAAAACTACTTGATTTTTACTTTTGGCTTCAGGTAATTCAAAAGGTTGAGTTAAATAGTTACCTCCATCATCTGCACCAGCAATCTGAACTACAAATTCTCTACCACTCGCAGCGTTATAATCGGGATTTCCTATATCGATTAATGTATTTCCTTCGATAAGAGCTACAATACGATATAAGTATTCTCTGTGTTTTTTAAGACCTCCATTTTCACGTATCGCTCCTGTTTCTACTTTAATGTTTAGAACTGATGGGAATGAGCTTCCTATAGATAAATCTGCATTGTCTTTATTCCTCCCCGTTCTGACATCATCTACGTCTTTAATTAAAGTATCTTTTAAAGATTGTATATCTATAGTTACAAATACTTCCTCTACATTAGGATTATATACTGTGTGGACAACAGGTATTTCTTTTTCATCAAAATTTGCAAAGGAATTTTCTCCCCATGTTGAATAATTTCTTAATCCATTGCCTCTCCTTAAATCATCGCTTCCCTCATCCGAAGGCAAAAGATCATCTCGTAGTGCTGTATTATAATTACTTGCGGATTCGGAGACAACAGATGCCCTATTCAACATAAGTCTATTGGCGAGAATCCTTTGAGGGGCATTTTTTTGAGCACCTAGTTTATTTGAATCTCCTACTGCTTTTGCAGTGCCGAAAGGTCCGAAAAGTTCTCTATCATACATATGGTCGATAAAAATTCTTTTAAAATACTTGAATGGATCTTGTGACTCTTCTCCTTTTTTGAATTCAGCTAAGACATTACTATAATTATATTTTAAATCAGTCCTATTAAAATTATTAACAGTAGCATCTGTCTCTACAATATCAGGGTTATTTATATCAAGAGTTTTTGCATAGCTAAAAGAATTTAGATCACTTAATGCTGCAATCACCTCCGAAGGTATTTTGAAAGTCCAATTATTGAGTATGGTCCCCCTAATCACCCCCGTCCTCGGCGATTGTGTTCGTATAGAATCGTTTTCGATTGGAAACTCAAAAATCAAAAACCCATGTATGTTCCTGTTCAGAGTACCATCAGAACTAATTTCGGGGCATGTTACATCTGTGACTCTCATGCCAGCCCTTTCCATTACTGCAATCAAGTTGAATTTGTTCTCTAATCCAACTGGTAAAGTAGACATATTAAACAACTGTTGCCCGTCTACAATCGATTTATTTAAATTAGCATTAAGGTCTTCTACTTTTACTATAATAACCCCACCGTATTCTTCTGGATTTAAATAATTAAGTACTAAATCATTTACACCGTCTTCGGTGAAATTTAGTTTGTTTAAAGCTCTTAGAGCTAAGTTTCTTTGAAGTCGATTTCCTCCTTCTTGATTATTATTGACGAATAATTCATAAATAGTGTTTAGTTCATCATAAACTACTTCATTAATTAATTCTTCAGTTTGATTAAAAGCTATGGTGTCCCTAAACTTTCTACGTCTGATGTACTTATATCTTATAAGAGGTTGAAAGGAAAAAACAAATTTAGATGAATCTAAAGTGCTGTCTGACCATAAGAGGCTTTCTAGTGTTCCTATAGGGCGAGCGTCCTGTCTGAAAGCTGCATTACTTTCACTATAACCAAGCTGTTGCGATCCATTTAAATACCATTGAAAACTTTGTGGCCCACCAGCATCTCTATATTTTATAAAACCCCTAATGTAAACGCCCAGATTTAAGGCTAATCTCGATCCAACTCCCCAATCTTGATAAGAATCGCCTAATTTAGTTATAAAAGCCATAGCCACATCTCCATTAGAAGACGCTTCATTAATCAAAATTTCTCCAGCAGTGTTAGATGGAAGAGCTGTTATTCTTCCATCAGAGCTACGGAATGGGGCTTCAGCTAATTCTTTGAAAAATCTACTACAAGATGTAACTCCTTCAGTGCTATCTAACGCCATATTCAGGGTTTCGATAGTCTGTGTTTCTAAATTTGTTAACTGTTCTCCAATTGTATCAGAATCTGTAGTCACTGCTACAGCGGTATCATCTAAATAAATACCTTGTAACATTTCTAATCCATCTACAATTTTTCCATTTGCATTTACTATTCCCTCAATAGGCCCATCACTAATTAAATCTAGTGTTTCCGCATAACTATATGAAGCGCCATATTGCAACTCTCCCATTACAGGAGGTTTGAAGACGGGTGGTTTAGGTTTTTTACTACCTCCACCAGCGCCAGCAATGCTGATTTTTTTGAGCAAGTGTTTCATTATATTTGATTTGCTCTATTACTTACAAAAATAGGGTTTGCACCCGCTGTTCCTAGAGCGTCCTGCGGCGCTTGATATTGAGGGAATGATTTGATTGTGGCTTGGATAACTTGTGATCCCACCTTTAATCTACCATATCCAATTGGAACTGGAGATCCTTGACTAGCTACGTTGACTGTATTAGAAAATATTAAAGAAGCTTTAGAAGCATCTGACTCAATTTCCAAAGCCTCAAGTTCGGGTTTGGGAGTCAAGGCGTAAGTAATTGCAGCGAATATAACTGACAGTGCTAGGTTAGCTAAAAAAGTTCCACCTGTTAAAAAAGTTCCAATAGCACCAATCGCTGCCGCTATTCCTGCTCCAGTGATAGCTGGAACTAAATCTATAGTTTTGGGGTTTTTGACCCCTGTCATGTGTTCTTCTTGAGTTACTCTTTTTTTATCAATTATAATATCGTAGCAGAATCCTTCTTTTTGTAATTCTACTAACCTTTGGAGAAAACCACTCCTATTACAATCTATAGCCTCTAAGACATCTTTTGGGTTTGGTAGACTCAATTCGAAAACACTACCGTATTCCCTAGCTAAAATTCCATGTATATATACTTGTGTCATGCTACTTCCTTAATCCTTTCTAGTATATTTACATCAGCTTCTATGGTTTCGGGCGTATAAATATTTATTTTTTTTGTATTTAAACTATAAATTAAAAATGGTTGGCAACAATTATCAGACATTTTCACATCAAATTCGGATTCTGTTTCATCTCCTATTATATGGCTGTGAAAAACAGCCACCATATCATAAGAATCTTTAAATAAAAGGTAGCTCAAAGGATTGATTAAGAAATACGATTTAGGGTCTTCGGAAGCGTTCTCTTCTGACTGAATAATAAATTCTTTGTTTTTATGATCATAACCGAGAAACCCACAGATCTCCTTTGTGAAATACTTGTGAGCTATTTCTTTTATCTTGTGGAGAGCCGAAGCCTCTCCTTTACATTTGTGCGTTTCTTGCATAACTAAATCCGTCAGTTCCTGGAAATCCACCAAATCTTGGAAATTTAGGTGTTGGGTTCGATAAAAGTATTTGTGGCGATTCTTGATAGGTTTCTCGAATAGCTTCGAATTCTCCACTACCTGTTAAATGATATGGACCGACAGTATGTATATCCAGCATTCCTAAAGTAGAACCACCGTCAACTATTCCCGTGCTAGCGTCCCACCAAGCTACTAAGCTATTTCCAGTCACACCAGTGTATGTCCCTGTGCATTCATAATAATCTCTAGGAGCAAAATCAAATGTATTTGTAGATTGATTTGGAGTTCTTATGCTTTTATATAAAAAATTTATCTCTTCTTGATTAATGGCTCTATTCCAAACGGCCCACGGTCCTATACATCCGTTCATAGAAGTAGTGTAAACGTCACTCTGTGTTGGGTCGTAACCCTTTGTACCATGATAATATTCAACAGCTCCCAGCATAAACGTCTGCGGCAAAGCTTTTTTACCAAAATCATCGAGAGTGTTAGCCGCTTCTCTTTCAGATAGGCTGGCGAAGTTTCCAAGGTTTTGAAATAGTTGAAGATTCCCACCATCTTTTTCTGTAGCAGCTTTGCTGCGACCGTTTACAATGAATCTTATTATTGTGTCTTGAGTCTCATCAGAAATTGTAGCCTGATTAATAAAATTAGCTGTTCCTGTGCTGTTGGTGATTATATATTGCACCCATTCTCTTGAGTCTCCCCCATTTTGTTCTTCATGAAGGCTTACGTTCCTAAAGGCAGGTGGAAAGTCAGTGTTTCCTTCTATTTGATATCCCATATAGTTAGCACCAATCGTATTAGTTTTACCACCTCTATTTTTTGTCCCTTCTACTCCTTCTATAGATGTATTGGCGTTAATGTTTAAGAATTGCGTATTAGGCCAATTCAGATCATCTCTTGGCGCTGTGCTTAAAACTCCAGCTCCTACAGGGCTATTGGAATTGATGTTTACCCATCCCATAATTGTCCATGCTCCTGTGAAATGGCCAGTTAACCCTTGTTCTGTAGAATGAAATAACCCTGTGTGAGTTGGGATTAAGTGATTATCTTCGCTCGATGAGCCTGATATTCTGATTCCACTGAAACCTCTTTGTATATTTTGCGAAGATACAAAACTTACTAAATTATCTTCATTAAATCTTTTTCGACAAGCTGATAGTCTTTTTGTGCAGCCATCTCTTTGCCAATATGTAGGATTTCCCTCTGGGGATTGGCCTTTATTGTCAGAGACACAAACAAAAACTGTTTTTAAAGGTGCTCCCTTTGTATTGGGGTCTGGGCTGGGTAAAAGAATTGTTGGGCTTTCAGTGATTGCAATATCTCCTTTTATGTATTCTTTTGTGGGGTTCCATATCGCATTGGGATCAGCCAAAAAATATGTCGGAGATGCAGCAGCGGCAGGGTTTACATTTTCTGGCGGTCGATATTTAGGAACGACTGGACCTCCAGTTGGATCAAGAAATGCTTCGCCATCAGCTCTTTCTATGGGTATTCCAGCGTATCTACACCCCTCTCCTCTGTATTGCCAGTAACAAAATTTTGAAACGATATTTCTGTTGTTTACTGAAAAACTTTCTAAATCTAATGGGGAGTTTAATTCGAATTCTACGAATATTTTTGATTCTTGGGTTTTTCTTCCCATCAACCAAGTTTCGTCAGTAAGTTCCGCTTTAGGGTCTGCTGATCCAAAAGGGTTTCCACCTTCGAAGTTAGCATCGTCGATAAACTTCACAGAGACTCTTTTCCTTACTATCTTAGCATTTTTAAAATCATTGTTATTTTGCAGGAAATTAGTTATGATATTATTTTGATTGGCTACTCTTATTTTGGGTCTAGCCAATTTCCCATCTGCCAATATATCAAATCCTTCTGTTTCTATCGCTAGTGGTAAATACTCAACACCTTGCCAAACAATTGATTTTTCGTAAACAGATCCTCCATGACAACCTAAAAACAAAGTGGGTTTGTTGATTTTGTCGGGGAAAACCCTAAAGAGTTCTAATATGGCGGTGGGTTGTAGATCTAATAGACTACGTGCTACTTTATTTTTTCCTTCTGCCGCCATATTTTAAATTACACTTTATTGTTATATAATATAAAAAAGAAGTGAAAATTACACAAGTAAAAGACCCTGCTGAAGTGTGGCTATATTTTTATGAGTTTTTTGTAAAATCAAAACCTTATGATTTCTGTTCTCTCAAATCCAAAGTTTTAAGGGATAATAAAATAAAAAATATATTTGAAGAGTTCTCGTCTTATAGAGTCTATAAAGCTGAAAAAGAAGATGGGCCATTTATTTTTGCGTTTGTCAAAGAAGAACAGATGTGCTTAGATTTAGCTTTTATTTTTGGTATTTCTTCGAAAGCTGGCAACCTTAAGCTCGCATCAACAGGCCGTCTTTTGCTAAAAAAAGTTCTTGAAGACTCTGACAAAGCTTACTTAAAAAGTGAAATCAGGCGCACTTTTAAAGTTGGACCTTACAAAAAATGGATTGAAAAATATTACAAAAACGCTATTATTCTCAATGACGAGAACAACACTGTAATTTTCTGTAATAAAAATATTATGACGATTAAATTCAAAGTAGTAGGAACAAATAAAACGACTGAATATTTAGTCGGTAAGGATGCGTTTCTTAAATCAACTCGAAAAGTTGAACATGGATTGTTAAGAGAAATTACTATTGATGAAAAAATTTACCTTTTAGATGAAAAAGGAGTTGATTTTCTCTCTGAATCTGTTCTTTTGAATGGACTTATTTCTGATAATGAAAACAATGTGGGGAACATTTCCTTAGAATTTATACCAAATAAATGAAATTAAAACCTATCCTTTATAGGATATATACAAATAAAGGTGAATATCACCACGGTTACAGTGCAGAGCTAAAAAATTCTCTCGATTGGGCTATTGATTGCGCCAAAGCAATTCGAGGCGTTGTGAAAGAAGTTTACGATGGCGATCTCACAGAGAATCTTATCTTTGATTCTAATGATAAAGTCAAAAAGTGATGCTCTCTTTAATTAAATCTATTTTAAAATCTTTAGAATTGTTTTTAAATATAAAAAATAATAAATTTTATTACGATTTACATAAAGAACACCGACAAACAGAAGACAAACTTATTAATGAAATTGAAAAACTTAGGCAAACTGGCGCTAATGATGACGCTGATAGGGCTGACCTCTTGCGCCAGAGACTCTCTACCGAACGTAAACAGTTTAAACATTTATCAGCCTTCTATTCTAAAACTGGAGAAAGGTCACCCAGTTCAGACTAAAGAAGGTATTTATACTCCACAAACTGATGAAGTTTGGCATTCAGATGCTCGTTTTCGTCGGTTGGAACGAGAAGTTTATTCTAGCGAATAATTTTCAATTAATCAAGATTACATTACAATAATAAAAAATTGTTATAAAAGCCCCCCTTCAGGGGAGCTTTTTTTTTATTCTGTGTAATTAATAAGACATGGAGCCTGAAAAATCAATAATTAAAGAGTTCTTAAATGGTGGTTGGCTTGTCTCTTTGATAGGGGCCGCTGCTATGTTCGCTAGATTATTACATGCTAACAAAGATTTATCTTGTTTGGAACAATTCAAAAAAATCGTAACAGCGGGTATAGCCGCAACTATCGCTTGGTTCGTTCTAGAACAAACTGACGTTTCATCTTTAACTAAAGCTATTACTTATGGTATCATTGGGGTCATTAGTCCAGAAGTTATTACGGGCATTGTTCGGATCGGAGAAAAATTCGCAAGAAATTCCGATAAGTTTTTCAGAAAATAGAACTATGCAGTTTAGAGGCAAAAAAGAAGTTGTAAAAGCGGTGCAAAAACTCCTCGGAGTTTCTGCTGATGGGGTAGATGGTCCAGTAACTTGGAATGCTGTCTTAGCTCAAATATCTACCAAGAATGACCCGACCCCTAAAGGTGACATTGCAGAAAAGATGGTTTCTTTAGCGAGGGGAGAAATAGGTGTTTCAGAAGTAGATGGTAGTAATTGTGGTCCCAGAGTCGATCAATATAAAGCTGCAACTTGGTTAGATGCAGATAAAGGTTGGCCTTGGTGCGCTGCCTTTATTTGTTGGTTGGTTAGAGAAGCTATAGAAGGAGAAGGTATTTCTTTTAAACGTCCTAGAACTGCTGGGGCGTGGGATTTCGAAAATTGGGCCAAACAACAGGATGGTAAAGGGGTAGATCTCCGCAAACCAAGCAATGAGGACATAAAAGCTGGTGACATTGTTGTTTTTTCATTCTCTCATATAGGTTTAGCTGTTAAAGATATCGACTCAAGTGGTTATGTAGTCACTATAGAAGGTAATACAAATGGAGCAGGGAGCAGAGAGGGAGGTTCCGTCTTAGAAAAGAAACGCCATGTTTCAAAAATAAGAAGTAGAATCAGGATAGTTTAGTAGATATATATCTAACTTACTGTATAATAATCGATGAATAAATTTGACATCAAGGTTAACAGTAATGATATCTTTAACTGGGTTGTCGGTAGTTCTGTTTTCGATCCTATCGAAAGATGTGTCGATCCAACAAGGTATGAAACTTTTGATGCATTTATCTACGATAGTAAAACAAAAACAAATATTTTGCAAGCAGAGGAATACCAAAAATTTAATTTGGAGGTGATTAAACTCAAAAGATTATCCCGTAAAATGAATAAGAGGGAGATACAAAGTGTCTGCGAAGAGATTTGTGAAATCGCGCCACAATACGTTATTTTAAATAATTAAAAAAGATGTTTTTCAGTTTTATAAAAAAAATAGTTAACTTATTAAAAAGTTACAGCAGAGCAGTTAACAAAGTTGTTTCTCCGAGAGTCGGCATCGGTTCGACGAGCGCTGGCATCGGTTCG